CGCGCGTGATAGATCCGCCCTTGCGGCTGGTTCAGTGCCTCGGCCAGTCCGCGCAGCTCGGCGCTGAAGGCCCCGCCCTTGCGCGTCACCTCCCCCAGCGTCCCGCGAAAGATCAGCGCGCGCGCCTCCATATCCGCCCAGTTGACCAGCCAGACACGAACTTCCGCGCCGTCGTAGCGGCCGGCCAGGATATCGGCCTCGGTGATCGCCTCGGCGCTCAGCGCGCCAAAGGCTTCGGTATTGTCGACCGCAAGGCCCGTCGCACTTTGCACCGCCCGCGCCGTCATCCCGGTATCGGCGCGAAAGTCGATGCCCTCGAAGCGAAGCGGCCGGTCGTGATCGGTAAAGCCAATCGTCATCCCGTCCCTGCGCGACACCGCAAAGGCCCGCGCGACCGTCGTCGCCCCGGTCCCCAGGTGCGCCAGCAGCTCGTCCGAACCCGCACTCACAGCCGCACCTCCAGGACCGGGACATTGGGCACATCACCCGCCTGGAACGATGCCACCGACACCTCGATCGCATCGCTTCCGAACCGCACCGGAACGTCAAACTCGAACCCTGCCGTCACCGTCTCGCCAACTGCGGGCGGCGTTGCGAAGGTCACGATCCCGGTTGCGGTATCGACGGTGAAGTGAACCCCTTCCGACATCTCGTCGCCCTGCAGGCCGATCCGCACCGTTCCCGCCACCGGCTTGGCGATCCTGCGGACCTGCGAATGCCCGCCAGAGGCATAGGTCTTGACCAGTTGAAACGCCGCCTGCACGCCGTCGCCAGTCCCGATCGTCTGATCGGCGAAATCCGGCGTCCCCGAGGGCAGGCAGGATTTGTGATCCGTCCAGTCCTTCCACCGAAACCCGTGAAGCTGGCCCTGCCGCGCCTCGAAAAAGGCGATCAACTCGCCGATGTCGTCCAGGCTGCGCAGGCTGACACCGGCGTCATAGCGCCGGCGGGCCTCGGCCCAGGGGGTGTTGCGCTCCTCGAAGCCGTTCGCAAGTGCCACGATCTCGGTCCGGCGCTCCGGCCCCCCGACCGACCCAAAGCTCAGCTTCGCCGGAAAGCGTATTTCGTGAAACGCCATCGCCTTCTCCTCACCTGTTGCGTTCGCCGCGCGCCAGTGCCCGCGCCATCTGCGCGGCAATCTGGCTTTGACTGCGGGCGAAGCCCTGAACATCCGGCGTCGTCACGTTGACGGTGACATTGACCGCGCGCCCGCCGCCCGCACCCTGCACGCCCAGCCGCCCGTCGGCGCCGCGCGCAAGCGGCATGATCGCCTCGGGGCCGGCCTCGCCCATAAGCCCGGTCGCGCCGCGCATCGCGAACATCGTCGGCGAACTGACGATGCCGCCCCGCGCAAAGGGCATCACCCGGCCTTGCGCGAAACCCGCCCCCTTCTCGAAGGCGAAGACACCGCTCAGCGCGCTGTTGATCCCGCCCGCCAGCGCGCCGCCCAGCGCGTTCTGAACGGGTGTCAGCGCGATGTTGTAGATCGTGTCCACGATCGACTGGCCCACGCTTTTCAACGCGTCCGACAGCTTGAGCCCGTCAAAGATCAGCCCGTCGAAAGCCCCGCGCAGCCCGCTGCCGATGCTGCGCGACAGCGAATTCACCTCGCGCCCGGTGAAGATCATGCTGTCGCGCATCCGCATCAGCTCCGCGTCGAAGGCGGCCGTCATCGCGCGCGCGCCGCCAAGCGACTGTTCCAGCGCAGCAGCCTGCGCCTCAAGCCCGTCCAGTCCGTCCGTTGCTGCCATCTCCGTTCCCTTCCATCTTGTCCGGCCAGGCCGCGACCAGCGCATCAAGCCGCGCCCGGTCCATCGGCCGACCACCGCGCGGCTCCCCAAGCATCAGGACCAGTTCCACCGGGGTCAGCCGCCAGAACTCCGCCGGCGTCAGCCGCAGCTGATGAAGCCCCAGCCGCAGAAGCGCGGGCCAGTCGAACCGCGTCACGACGCTTCCGGCACCGCGAAGGCGCGCGCCAGAAGCTCGGCCGCCGCCCGCGCGGCGCCAACCGGCCCCCCCGCGATCTCGGCCGTCATCAGCGTCTCCGCCGTGCCGTCCCAACCGCCGCCGCGCAGCCCGGCGACGACCAGCATCAGCACATCGCGGCTGGTGAACCGTCCCGCCTCGAACCGCTCCGCGATCTCCAGTAGCGACCCCGCGCCCAGCGCCGCCTCCAGTTCGGCCAGCGCCCCCAGCGTCAGCTTCGCGATGCGCCGTTCACCGTCCACGACGATCGCGACCTCTCCCGCCCAGGGGTTCATCGTCACACCGACACGAGCGGCGTGAAGGTCAGCGCCCCGGCAGAGGCAAGCGACAGTTCATAGGTCGCCTCGCCGTTGTAGCTGCCCGCATATTCGATCGCGGTGATCTGGAAAGGCCCCTCGACGATGCCAAAATCCGGGATGATGACCTGAAAAAGCCCGACGACGGCGTCAAAGAAGATCTGGCGCGCGCGCTCGTCGGTATCGCCGTCCACGAACACCCCGGAACCGGAGACCGAGGCGGACCGGACCCCCGCGCCCCCCAGAAGCTCGCGCCACCCGCCCTGGCTGTCGAGGCTGGTGATGTCCACCGTCTCGGCGTTGAAGCTGATCCGCGTGGCCCTGAGCCCCGCGATGGTCGAAAACTGCCCGCCCCCAGTCAGGTCGAGCTTGATAAGTAGATCCTTGCCGTTCTGGGCCGCCATGTCTGGTCTCCGATTGGTGATGAAGGGGCCACGCCCCCTGATAGTCCCGCGCCGCGCCCGGTGCCTTCGTGCCCGGGGCCTTCGTGCCTAGTCCTCGACCCGCGCGCGGAACGTCAGGTCGATGCGGCGCACGTCCGCCTCCTCGACGCGGCGGGCACGGGCGCGCAGGAACCACAGCCCGACAAGCCGCCCGCGCGACAGCGGCAGCGACGCCCCCGTCAGCGCGTCCGACACCGCCGCCGCGACGGTCTTGGCCGTCTGGAAGCCCGCCGCATCGGTCACGACCGAAACGACGAATTCGTGAAAGGCACCCCGCCCCACCTGATCCGAGGCATCGCGGGCGTCCTCTGGCCCAAGCGACACATAGGTGCCCGCGACCGCGCCGGGCGGTGCCGCGTCATAGATCGCCCCGCCGACAAGCGGCGACAGCACGCCATCGCCCGCAAGCCGCTGGTAGACCGCCGCCTGAAGTGCGGCCGACACACCGTAGCTCATGCCACAACCTCCTCCTGCGCGAAGCAGGTCAGATAGCGACCGTCCGCATCGTCCTCCGCGACCGCCGCGATCCGAAAGACCCGCGCCCCCTCGCGCAGGCGCTGTTCGGGCTTTGGTCGGCGCGGCGCGCCGAAGGGTGCCGCGCGCACGGTGATCCGGTAGGTGACGGTCGACACGGTCACGAACTCGCCTGCCCGCTCCCGACCCGTTCCCGCCTCGATCGCGGCCCACAGGACGCCGCGGTCTTCCCAGACCGTAGCGTACCCGCCCGCGCCGTCGGCCACGCGCACCGCCTCCTCCAGCACCAGCCGGCGGTTCAGCCGCACGCCTTTCATGCCGCACCTCCGCCCAGCACCCGGACATTGCGCCAGCGTTCGATCAGCGCGGCGATCCCGTGCGGCATCGCGCGGGCCTTTTCGCCCTCGTGGCGATGTTCGTGATAGCTTGCCGCCAGCAGGAACACCGCCTGCCCCAGATCGGGCGGCACGTCGGCCCAGGCGGGCCCGAACCCCGCCGTAAAGACCACCTCGACCGTGCCGCCCGCGGGAACCCCGGGAAGATATCCGCCCACCGACCGCAGCCGGGGCCGGTGCATGTCGCGCTCAAGCGCATAGCGCGCGGCGTCGACCATCTCGGCCGCGCCCGTGTCGTCGCGCAGGCTGACCGACACCACCGCCGAGACCGGCGCGACGGGCAGCGCCTGCGCCCAGTCGTCCCGCCAGTCGGTCAGCTCCAGGCGGAAATCGCGTGCAAGGATCGCCTTTCCGGTCCGTGCCTCGATCGCGGCCAGCGCCGCGCGCAGATAGGCCTCGGCCAGCGCATCTTCGGCCCCGTCATCGGCAAACCCGGTGCCCAGCCGCAGATGGTCCTTGAACGCCTGCACCGGCAGCGCGGCCTGCGCGACCGGGCTCAACTCGCTCAGCATCATGGGAAATCTCCGATCGTCTTGTCCTCCCCCGAAAGGAGGGGCGCGAGGCAGCCGGTGTCGCTCGGACGGAGGAAGCAGCTAGACGACACCGGCCGCGCACCCCGCGCCCGCCCGGGCCGGGGCGATCGCGCCCCGACCCATCCGCACCTGTCTTACGACACCGCGAATTTCAGCAGCTTGATCGCCGCAAAGTCGCTCACATCGCCGCCCACGCGCTTGGAGGCGTAGAAAAGAACATGCGGCTTGGCCGAGAACGGGTCACGCAACACCCGCATGTCCGGCCGCTCGGCGATCGTGTAGCCGTTGTGGAAATCGCCAAAGGCGATCGCGCAGGCATCCGCCCCGATGTCGGGCATGTCCTCCGCGATCAGCACCGGATAGCCCATCAGCCGCGCCGGTTCGCCCGCCTGCAGCCCGTCCGACCAAAGGAACCGGCCGTCGGCATCCTTCATCTTGCGCACCGCGCCCGCGGTCTTGGAGTTCATCACGAAGGTCGCGTTCGCGCGGTATTCGGCGTTCAGCGCATAGACCAGATCGACGATGGCGTCCGATGCGTTCGTCGGCGCGAAATCGCCCGCCGCCCCGGTCGGCACATAGCCAAGCGCGCCCCAGGCCCAGACCCCGTCATCCACCGCCGTATGGCTGAGGAAGCCCTTCGGCTTGTCGATTCCGTCGCCGTTGACAAAGGCCTGCGCCTCGGCCCTTGCGAACTTGTCGGCGATCCGCCCGGCAAGCCAGCCCTCGATATCGAAGGCGCTGTCGTCCAGAAGCCGCTGGCTGGCCTTCGGCATCGCCGACAGTTCGTGAAGCGGGATCGAGATGCGGTCGATCTGCGGCGTTCCGGTCTCCGACAGCGTGCCGGTCTCCGTCGCCCAGCCCGACCCCATGTCGGTGTGATCGACCAGCACGTCGAAGGACGACGCCTCCACGTTCACCACATTGGCGATCGCCCGAACCGAGGCCATCGACTTCAGAACCCCTCGGATCCTGTCCGAGGTCTCGGGGTCGACCAGGAACCCGCCCTCGGCGTTCACCTGGGTGTTCAGCGCCTTGCCTTCCAGGGCCAGGCCGCGCAGGGCGTCGTCGTCGCC